CGTAGCTCGCTAGCTGGTCAGTCTCGGTGGTAAGTTCCTCACCGACTCCCTCTACAAGGAGATAGTTGTTGCCGTTGCTGGTATTTGTGAGGGTGATTCTACCTTGAGGGAGAACTAGCTGCTCGGGACTCTTTACATACCAGAGGCGGAGAGTATACTGGTCGGTGCCAGCTGGGACCAGTTTGATTGTCCGGCCAGTCAGCGCGTAGTAGAAAGGAGTCGAGGTGATGTTATCGCTCTCATAAAGAGCAATGTCTTGATAGGAGATTCTTTGTACGTCTTGGTAAGCGGAAGTATTACCATAGCGGACGTCGACTTTGACCAATCGGTCTTCGTAAACGTCTTCTGGTAGTTCGTATTCCGTCTCGCCAGAGGTTAGGGGTATCTCTACGTGGCCAATGTAGGGGTCCGGGTAGTAGCGGGCATAGATATCTGTCGCGTACTCGAGAGCACGGTTCAAAGCAGGCACAATATCACGAGACGTATCGATGGAGTCCCGATTCATCTCGTCGATGCGGGCTCTTACCGATTCGGCTATCTCAGCTACGGTGTAGAGACGTCTCGCCATTGGCTACCTCTAGCAGCTGTGCTATTAAGCGTACTCTTCTTCGTCAGACTCTTCACCAAGGGAAGCCATTAGACCACGCTTCTTGACTTCAGCGAGGAGGTCTTCGTCAGCAATGTCAGCGAGTGCGTCACTTTTAGGAGCAGCTTCTTCGTCGCCGAGGTCTACTTCTTCAGCGCCTTCTTCTGCCATCATCTCGCCAGCTTCGCCTTCTCCTTCGGAAGGTTCCACTTCGAGTTCCAGTTCCGCCATGTCGACTTCGTCGCGCTTTGGCATCGCCAGCTTGCCCAGTTTACCTTTGCCTAGTTTCATCTGTAATATCTCCTAGTTACTTCGGACCGAGCCCATTCGCCCACATCGAGGCGATGAACCCAGCCGCGGCCAGAATGATGGTTGTTACTACCCGCGAGTGTCCCTTCAGCCACTCCACAGAGGCCTCAGCACGACTCAGGCGAGCAAGATGGTCGTCGAGTTTTGATTCAACGCGCTCTAAACGAGAGTCGATTTTGTCGAATCTGTCGTCTAGATGTTCTTGTAGGTCTCGTCCCTGAGCCATGTTGAGGGGTGCTCCGTAAATGGGATAACGGTACTTTATCGTGGTTGCCGCCTGCTGTCAAGCGATAAAGGGTCCTCGATACTAGCTTCGCGAGTATAGAGGCCCCGCCTAGGTTATTTAGTTACTGTCTAAAGTTATTCTGGCGGCTAATAGCCAATGTACTAAATGGTAACTCTCATGTCCGCGGACGTAAGTTGGCGACTTGTAAGGACCCAGCAACAGACGAGCTGACGCAGAGTACTTCCCAGCAACCGCTTGAGCTAGAGCGTCGTCTTTCTTGTAGTAACCCATCAAATACTCTGATGTTTCCATCCCGTACTGAGGGCCGCCTAGTCGGGCTTGAAGGTAACGGCCAAGCAGTAACAGATGACCTTCAAAATCCTCAACGACTGGACCATAGATGACCGCACTCCATCTAGCAGCGTAGTCGTACCTACCCGAAGAGGTAGAATAGAGGAGACGGGCTAGCATGGTAATCCCGTTCGGGCGTAATAGGACTCTAGCTGCGTACCAGTTGGGTTCGCCCATTATCCAAGCATGGCGATAGCCATAATCCCAAAGACGTTTCGCTGTTGCAGAATCCTGACTATGGTAAAGTCCTAGCATGATACCCGTTACCATGTCGTTGCTGACAGTGGTAGCTGAGCCTCCGTTGTATCCCATGTCGCCAGGACCGCAGTCCGCGTATGGTATCCTAGTTGGTCTCCCGTCAGCCTGTACAGCAGCGGAAATGTCCACCCAGTCTGCTCCAGCAGCACGGGCAATCCCCGCCCACAAGGAGGCATCGCAGTCTGAATCTGATGGCCAGCCAGCTACGTGACCGAGAGAGGCGGTACGAAGTTCGTTCAGACGGAGATTGTACTCAGCTTGTAGGCGTTCCCTGTCCGAGGAGGAAAGAGAATCCCGCCCACAAGCCGCTGTGAGCAGGAAGAGTAGCAATGTCCAGAAACTTTTCATTAGAAGTCTAAGCTATATGTAAATGTGTATGTCGCAACGTCGGCAGCTCCTGTACCAGACGGAGCTGTTGCAAAACAAGTTATAGCATTTGCCGTCGTTGTTTTTGCGTGCATTTGAAAAACAACACTACCAACAGTAACTCCGCCTCGAGCCCAAACCAGCGCGCCACCTGCATTTGAAATATTTGCAAAATTTGCTGACCTTGCGATAGGAACAGTAATATAAAATTCAACGTTAGATAAGGCAGTATACGATAGTCCAGTAATTACGCCACTAACAGTAACGACCCTTCCCACACGTACGTATTGAGCAACTTGAGGAGTACCCGATGCGGACCCTGTTACCACAGTTAAGGTTGGAGTGTAGGTGCCTGAATAAACAACTCCACTTCCGGTAGTGTATGGATTGACAAGTCCGGCACTCTGAGTATCGGCAAGACCGAATCCGACAGCAGCACCTGCTGAGGACTTCCTTACCCTCCACAAGAACGAACTAATTCCAGACCAGGCAGCACCGTTTACACCAAACGACCCGCCACTACTTTCGTAGCCGCCAGATGAGAATACGACATTATAGCGTGTTGTATCTCCAGAAACTGGAAGAAGACGGGCACCATAACTTGTTGCATTTTGTGTAGAAAATGCTCCCAGTCTGGTCTCGATTGGAGACCAACCGTTACCGTCATTGACTTCCAAGAAGAGTCGGTCAGAAGCTTGAACTGGAGTTTGAAATTTGACACCACGAGTGTAAGTGGTACCTGTTGCCCCATTCGGGACTAAGCTGCCCGCAGGGCCATAAACAAACGTAGCGGTATCGCTGGAGGTGTTTGTAGCGTTGCCGTTGCTGGCATACTCTACGTCATTCTGAGCGAGTTGGACGGTGCCGGAGCCGGCCCATTCGGCGATTGGTACACGCGCTTCAAATGAGAGTCTATAAGTTGCGCCAGCAAGAGAATAGGTAGTACTTCCCATAGCAGATGGCGTACTGACTTCGTTTCCTACAACTAGGTACAAGTTTGTGGAGTTATAAACAGCAGCGTATCCGGTATAGTTTTTGGTACCATCGGTGAATGCTGCCGTTCCAACCGCGCCCAGTCCGACGCTACCTTGATACGTAGCTGTTAACCTGCTGGGGTCGATTGTAAGTCCGGAAGGAAGAGAAAATAGATAAGTACCACTTCCGGCTGTTCCCGAAGTAGTCTGGTTTAAAGAATACCGGATGTGCATGATATCGCCAATACGCTCGTAAACAGCCTGGGAAGTGTTAGTCCCGAGCGTCGGAGCACTAGCACTGCCACCGACGGTTAGTGGATAGACTGTTTCGGGACCAACTACAGCACCTTGGGGTTGAATGCCGGGGCCTACCACCACGTTAGTAAACTGGAGGGCAGTGCTGCCCGTACCAGCAGTCCTAGTTACCGACACCGTCCAGGTACCTGAACTATCGGTGTCAAAGTAGGCGGTAAACTTGCCGGTAGTAGACTGGGGGAGACTGGTACTTCCTGCTGAGTCCGTACTCAGAGGAACTCGGGTGCTACCCTTATAGACTGACACCTTGAAAGTATCAGCAGCTGGGCTCGTAAAATAGAACTCCACTTTGAGTTTCCGGTTCTGCATACCTGAAGGCAACGTCAAAACGTCATACGCACCAGAGGTAGAACTCTCGCTACCGGCTGTGTTTATCGTGGTGAAGTAGGTACTAACGGTAGGGTTTAAAGGACCCCCGCCAGTCCCTCTACCAAGAGTAGCCCCAGCTCCAGCTGCCCACCCAGTCGTGTCTGTAGTGGCGGTAGGGTTGGTGACAAGATTTAGTTCACCTTGGCCGCTGCCTGCTGCTGAAGCTGGTAGGGTAAGGACGGCTGGCGTGAAAGCGGAAGTACTCATATCAAAAGACTCCTTTCAGAGTGTGAGAAAGTGGATTATAGTTCTGCGCCTTCAAAAAGCAATTTGGCACTAGCATTATTTGAATAACCATTACCCGGCAAATTAAGAGATGCTGAGCCCACTGTAAAATCTAAAGTAGCTGATTCAGTTCCACCACCAGCAAAACTTATAGCCGTTACAGCTTGACCGCCACCGTTAAAACTACAAGCGAAATGCGAAGCAGCAGAAATAGTTACAGAAGTAACCGGAGCGCGTGTAGAAACTTTAAATGGAATTACTACCCTAAAAATGTTTGCAGATTGCGTATAAGCTGGCCATGGATTTGCATTAGCTCCAGATGTTGCTACTACCGCAGGTAGATACCTCTGACACAGCGCCAATTCCATACCAATCGGACGTTGCTCAAAGGGGGTAGCTACTGGGCCTGCTTCCAGTTGGACGTTGGCTATATCAAACGTACCAGACTGTTGACCAAGGGAGTTGGTGCGGGCGTTGTAGTTTGAACCTGCGTCAAACCAAAAATGAATAGCTAAATAATTAGATGTACCAACTGTTTTAGTTGAGATGCTTGGTAAGGAAACTGTGACCGTAAACCGTTGCCAGCTTGATGTTAGTGGCACTGTTGTTATGCCTAAAGAATCTACTTCGGTACTTCCTCCCGTACCAAAATTTTGTCTAAATTCTACAGCAATATTTTTAGTCGCATCAGCTTTAGCCCAAAATGACAATGTTGCTAGTTGGCCAGATAGTGTAGATACAGATTCGATTCGATGGCGCTTGATGACATAATTTGCGGCATTAGCAACACTAGACACAACGGTACGAGAAAAATATGTAGGATTGCCAGGGACATCAGTTTGCCCAACCGTAAATGGTTGCTGAGAAGTGGTTTTAGTGGAGCCTACATTGTCGTTACTCCACCTATCATCACTTCCATAGCCACTCGAAGTCTGGCTGGTGCCTCTCTGCCAAATGTCAAAGCCGCCGTTGATTATTTTATTCCTGAATACTAAGGGACTTCCTGAAGAGTCTCCGTAGGTACCGAGGGTGCTTACTGTAGTCATAGTAAAGTCCTTACTCTCTATCGTTGTGCCTACCGGACTTTCCTGCCCTCAGTCGCCGGTAGGGCTGTTCAATATCTTACTCGTTCTTGGAGGAGAGTCAACACTGTTCTACGGTGTTGGCTTTCCGGGAGCCACTTACTGTAGTCATAGTCGTTATCACTCCTATTGTGACCGGGTAGCCTATACTAACCTAGCATGCTTCCTGCCGTGAGTATAGACTCCCCTTGATGTTAGATTGTGTAAGTGAAATAAACACTTGATATATTTATTGCATCGCCATTTACAACACCAAGTCCGGATGTTGAGCCTATTCCCAGGAATATTCTACTGTGCGTGGGCGAGCTATCTGCAATTGCTACTGGTAGAATTTCATTAGGAGAAGCAACAATGGCACAATATGAGCTTCCATAAAAAATAGTTGAGTTTGTTACTCCCGGAAGTCCTGTAGAATTGATGTCTAGATACGTTTGAGCGCCGGCAGTTGTTATTGAGCAACCTGTTATTGATGCAATTCTTACAAAAACAGTATTTCCTATTCTTGTGTAACTGCCACCAGTAGCTACGGCTGTGCCCGTTATATTGGCAGAGGACGCAAAAGTTACTGACCAACTAGATTCTTCATAATAAGAAATTGCTCCCGGAGTTGTAGAGGTAGCAAGTGGAAGGCGGGCTGCGGCTACCGTACCTGTCGTCAAGCTGGAAGCGTCCACTGCCAGTGGGAAAGTTGCCCCAACAGCAGGAGCGTTCAGTGCATAGTTGACTAAACCCGTACCAGCGAAAGTAGGACAGGTAACAGATACCACACCAGCTGAGGACATCTGTATAGAGAAGCCAGCAGGAGGAGTATCGCCGACATAGCTAGGAGAGATATTCCAGTTTGTTTCAGCACCATTCTGAGCAAACGGTGCCCTAAAGTAGAACTTCTGGCTATTCCCCAACTTGACCCAGCCAGTGAGTTCGCCGGCTTGATACAGAGTAGGAGTCTGAGCGTTGAAGATATTCGTAGTCGAAGCGGACGCTAACGTCAGTTCAGTACGTGCGTTAGTACCGCCAACAACTACGCCCCTCTTAGGAGAAACGATAAGTTGCGTAGAAGTTTGAGCGACACCAATCGGTACGCTAACTTGACCAATGGTGCTTGGTTCTGTAACTGTAATCGCGCCGGATGTAGTTGCTGACAGGAAGTAAACCTCACCAGGAGTTAGTCCCCAGCCAGCTTTTTCTACCAAGCCAGTAAGAGTAACTTCGTAGCTACTAGCATCAATGATGTTGCTAACCACACCAACAACTTCCGCCGTGTTAGCTGCAGCTGCTGACGCTTTAGTAAAGTTGGTACCGTTGACATACATCACGTCGCCAACTACCAAGCCAGTCGATGACTGACCAACTAAGAGTACCGTTCCCCCACTACCACTTCCTCCCGCTCCACCAGAAAGTACCCAGCGACTTTGTGACGAGTTGTAGAGGAGAGAAACTGAAGCGTTCGTCTTCAGTGTGAAGGGACTTCCCGTACCGGTAAAGATGCCAGTGCTGCCGCCGTTGTTGTCGTTAATCGTGAGGTCGACTAGACCATCGTTGATGAGGAATACTTGCTTACCAGCGGCTGGGTTAGCGACTGAGTTGATAGTAGTTGAGACGGTGTTATTGAGCAAAATGACGGGACGGTCAGCAGCTGGGGTAACAGTACTGTCGGCGTTAGCTGTAGTGACCGCATAGCTGACTGAGGTAGCGCCACTAATGGCAGAACTTGTCAGTGGCCCGTTGAACGAGGTAGCAGTAATAGCACCAGCAGAGAAGTTGCCACTTCCGTCCCTAGCAATTATGGCTCCAACGGTATTAGCGTCCGTAGCTGTAGTGGCTGAGTTGGCTACTTTGCCTGCCGTGGAAATGGTGGCTAATTTCGTGTCTACAATACCGGCAGCTGACGCGATGTCGGCATTGACGATGCTATTGGCTAGAGACAGTTTGCTGTAGGCGATAGCTGCAGCTGCATCAACATTGACGTTGGCAATCTTAGCCGAAGTTACAGCACCTGTTGCGTCTCTTACTAGGGCTTTATCAGCATCAGCAAGGACTGTTTTCAAGCTACTGGCAGCTATGTCTTGTAGGGTGTTAGAGTCCCCGTCGATAGTTTTGTTGGTCAATGTCTGAGCGGAGGTCTTACCGACCAACTCGACAGTGCCACTATCAGGAGGAGGCAACTCTACTACTGGGGTGGTAACCGAAGCATAGCTGGCGCTGTTCGGCTTTAGTTCAATCTCTTTACCATTCTGACGAAAGACGGTAGAGACTAGTTCTTTGATGGAGCCAAAAATCTTCATGGTTACTTCCTTTTAGGGTTGCTGCCCTCGTTGCGGGACTCGCGTCCTGTTTGCTTCTACACTTGACCGTTTGCTGCCTCTCTATGTCCAGATAAGTGAGAGGCATCATTACCAGTTTCTACACTTAGCTACTTCTGTACTACGACTGTCCATGTAGCAGACAAGCTAGCGTCTACTACTGCGGACAATGCTACTGTATTACTACCTGTAATGTCAATCTCGTCTATACCGACTTGAATGCCGGCGTCATTGTAGACACCTACAAGTATAGAAGTCGAATCCAAGCTGTGTGTGATAGTTTTACTTGGCTCACTTACTGGATTCCAGGTAGTAGAGTAGGTGCCACCAGAAACTGCACCACCGACGTACGACTTCATAGCGGAGACTGAAGGAGCTTGGTCAGTCTCGTTGCCAGCAGTAGAATTTACTACAGCAGCAGTTTTAGCTCTAGTATCTGTAAAGTACTGCGCGGTACCTTCTGGTACACTGTCAGTATTCAGCGTCTGCCAGGACTTGTCCCCTCTCCAATATTGAGAGGTAGTACCTGGTGCGATGGTGTTTTCTTTGAAACCAAGCTGAGTAATAACAGCACTGCTACTGGGACTATGAGTAGTGTCAATGCTGCTGAGTACTTGTACCACGACCGCCGACTGGGCGCGGGCATCGGTGAAGAACTTATTAGTAGCACCGGCTAGCTCGCTGACATTGTCAGTGTTGATGACTGACCAGGTGTTATCGCCGCGGAGGAAGGTACCAGCTGTTCCTCCTCCCGGAAGGGCGTCAGCTTTGTTATTGAACGTCGTCCAATCAGCGGAAGTCAAGTAGCCGTTCTGACTACTGGTAGCAGGGGGTAAGCTAAGTGCCGGGAAAGCAGGAACTGAGTTGTTGATAGTAAGCGGGGCACTAACCGAAATGGTCTCGACTATCCCGCTACCTGCCGTCTTCCACTCAATGCCAGTACCTGCTGCGTTGACACCAAGAATCTGATTTTGGTTAGCGGCATACGTCTCTGAGGTAGCACCTTCGAGAAGGGCCTGAGTAGCTGAGGCAGCTGTCGTAGAGCCAGTACCGCCTTGGGGAATACTCAGTGCTGTAGTGAGGCCGGATATTTCGGTGATGTTCTGTGTCACACCGCTAGCATCAACGACAGCGATAGTACCAGAAGTATCAACGGCTAACGAGCGATTGGCATCTCCAAGGTCGACGCTAAGTGTCCTATCAAGGGTAGCGGACGGGGAGTCGTATTTGATGTCGAGGAACTTACCAGCTACCGCCTGAGTAGTGGCTTTATTGATGAGGGAGAGGGCTGACCGTATCTTGAACGCCAATGTGTAAGCGTCTACTGTGATATCGGGATGGTCAATATTACCAATGGAAACAGTACCTAACTGCCCATTACCGCCAATATCACTACTCTGAGGCTCGATGAGAACATCCTCAGCCGCACGGAGAAGGAGGTCATCCTCGTCACTAACAGAGGTAGCTGCCCCCAAAGAATCAATCTTGAGCAAATTGGACTTGGCATCAGCCGTCAAGTCAGCGGATAGTTTGAGTTTGAGGTAGCGGGTCTCGGCCAAGGTAGTTCTCCCCGTTATACCAGTGCACTATAGCATGGAGGGTACCATTGTGTCAAAGAAAAAGCA